TCCCTGTTTTTGTATCTTCTCTGCAATATCTTTCTGGCAACCCATCGCATCAGTTGTGATGATTTTTCCTTTAATATCCAGCATGTTAAGAAGTTCTGGGATAGCTGTAATCTCATTAGATTTCTCATCCGTCCTGATCTGTCCGATGACCAGACTGTGCATTGTTGAGAACGCACTAATGACATGAATCGCTCCCCTGCGGCGACTCTTGTCATAAGAGTGCCGGAGCGTTTTTCCATCAATTGCGATGACGTCTTTATCATCTGAAGAATGGCAGTCACGCATCCAGTTAATAAAGCACTCATGAAATTTTGCAGGACTGATACAGGATACAACTCTGGCAATAGTATCGTGAACAGGAATACCATTTTCAAAATCACCATATTGCTTCAAGAAATCGAGATGTGTTTCCCCGAAATCCTCTATATCTTCCCAACTTTCTGCACCAGAAATAACGGCAAAAATAGTCAATAGTAGGATGCCTGACAATTTATGCTCTACTTTCCAGGCTTATCTGTAATCGGGAATAATAGAAATATGTTCCATCAATTTTTTAAGTTCCATTTGTTCACCTTATTTATGTAAGGAGTATTTGATCATGTATAATCAATAAAAAACAGCTTCAGGTAATGAGGAATATCTCAATTTTTAAACATAAAATGCGAATTATTTAGTACAAAAAGTGAACTTCTGATGATCTTTCCCTGTGTTTAACGCAGCCTTCTTTCTTTTCCTCTTCACCCTTAATGTCTTTGCAATCCCTTAATAAATTCAGTGCCATCTTCTTTATTCCAGATATTATTTAGGCTGCGTTTCCTCTTCTTATCCGGCTGGCATCTTCATTCATTTTTACATCTAACACCCAATGAAGACTGTGCTCGATCAGCCAGTGCGCTCTGATAGCATGTGCAAATTCTTTAGCATCCATATCCTTTGATGAAATATAATATCGGATGCTTACACCTTCTGCTGATTTATCTTCTTTCTTCTGCCTGAATGACAATGCTACACAAAGCTTTTTTAATCCCTTCCATTCGAATTCAAAATCACAAAAGTTCAGGCGTTACGTTACTGACAATATGCAAACGTGTTTCTTTTCTTCCATGACTTATCTCCTGCGTACTAAACGAATCGCCTTTATAATTAGAAAACACATTTACAGGAAATTTTTCCTCGAATGCATGATGTAATTTCCCCTGATTGCCTTTTACTGCCAGAAGATAATCTGCTTTTTTATCTTTGATCTTCGAAGCGATATCTTTCTGACAGCCCATAGCATCAATGGTTATCAAATTTTTCTTTAAATACAGTAGGTTAAGCAACTCTGGAATGGCTGTAATCTCATTACTTTTGGCTTCCGTTTTCACCTGCCCCAGTACAACACCATTTTCGTTCGAGAATGCACTCACCATATGGATTGCTCCTTTTCTTTTTCCCTTATCAAAGGAGCCTCTTATGGTCTTTCCATCTATTGCTATAATTTCACCATCAGTGATTTCATGGCACTCCTGCATCCATTCAATAAACATCTTTTCAAAGGCCAAACTGTCAATGTTACTCACAACGCGTGCAATGGTGTCATCGACCGGAATGCCATTATCAAAATCACCATATTTCTTTAGCCATTCAAGTCTTTCATGTCCAAAATCTTCAATTTCCTGCCACTCATCGGCACCTGCAATTACTGCACATACGGTGAGAAACAAAATAGCAGATAATTTATGTTTAACCTTTCCTTGTTGTCGTATATCAGGGATCACTGAAATATAATCAAGCAAACTTTGAATACTCACCTGGGTCCTTTTTTATCTTTTTAGTTATTCCAAAGGTTAAATTTTGATCACCTGTAGGCGTTAAAGCCAAGATGAAAATCGTGATTTACATCACAATTTTCATGATCTTGCCCTGCCCCGTCCCTTGCTCTCATGTCTTTCTGTATGTATTTTATATTTTTCTCTTTCTGGTGTTGTTCATTATGACCATTTACCAATCCAGTCAAAAACTTCATTTTTCAAATTGTTATCATAATAATCAACATCGTAATAGTCTCCATAATTAATTATTTTATAACTAGCCTTCTTGTTTTTATCACTAAAATACACCCGTTGTTTTTTAGCGCAGAACTCCATATTCTCCAGTTTACTAATGTTTTTTAATCGCACGCTATAAAGAATATCATTGAAAAAATTAAGATTTATATCAACCACTCCACAGTGCGTCCTGTAATTATTAACCATTATACTTATAAAATGACCATTCCCTCTACTAATTTTTTGGTCATTAATTATTTTATAAATAATATTTTTTTCAGAAAGATATATCTCAACGCTCTTTGGTGTTTTATGTCCATAAAATACGATGTCAGAATTTGAATTGTTATCAAACCCAAGGTAAACAACAAATAAACAAAGGGTAATTAAAAAAATGACAAGTTTGCCTCTAATAATTTGAAGCATCTGAACTCCCTTGCTTTGCTTTTATTGGATTATCTGCTTTTATACCATCTAACCCGAAGAGTTGCCCAGTGTTATATTTTTCAATACATGCATCGCTACATTTGGCAGAAAAATCGCCACAAGCAATACCGACAGTGTTATTTTTAAGATCCATGATTCTTTCTTTAGCTGGCTGACCTTGTCTATCCCCTGCCGCCTCATGATTTTTACCTATCACGTCAGCTATTGTTGATCCAAATGTCTTAGTCATTCGACACATCAAGTAACAATGTCTCATTGCATCGGCGGCCCCATTATGAGCTCCGCCAACAATAGCATCCATATCATAACCGAACTGGTAAGCACTGTTAGTAATGCTGTTTGCAGCAATCAATCCAGGTACACCAGATACGGCATAAATTAGTCCACCTGATGTCATATTCTCAATCGCATCTAACCCCATTGGGTCTATCACTTGTATGGGATTCAACGGATACTGATACATATTCCATCCACCTCTCAACCCAATCGGGTCCGGGGTGATATACCGCCCCTGCAACGGATCGTAGTACCGGTGACGGTTATAGTACAGCCCCGACTCCTTATCATACTGCTGCCCCGGCAGCCGGTACGGCTGGTGCAGGTGATGCGGGTTCTCCTCATTAAGCTGGTTGCCCCATTCATCATATTCCGCGCTCCACGCCGTATTGCCGTCTTCACTGATAAGCGCCAGCGGCAGGCCCCGGTGGTCACAGTGATAAAGATGTATTTTTCGCTCAGGCAAATAAACCGGCTCTATCTGTGCCGCCAGCCGCTCCACCGTCAGCCCGCACTGCGCAAGCCACTGGCGGCTTTCACTGCTCACGCAGTTTGCCCGGATTTCCCCCTCCAGCCTGTCCAGCAGCCCCACCAGTTCAGCCGGGAACACCACACCGTGACCGTCTTCGCTCCCTTCCTGCTGTAACTTCTCCGCCAGGCTGCGGCACTGCGCTTTCTCCCGTTCACCGTTGTCTGTTTCGATGCGGATGAGCGGCGCGAAGCTCCCCGGCTGGTATACCGTCTGGATACGCGTGGTGTCGGTCTGTACCGTCGTCAGCCTGTCGCCGTCCCAGCCGTACCATGTCTCCTCCGGTTTACGCGACAGCGACATCCACCCCGTCAGGTCACGCTCCCGCCGCCATACCCGTTTCGCCATTCGCCGTCCCAGCGGGTCGTAGAGGTAGCGGCTCTCGACCAGTGGCTCGCCATGCTGTATCCGCGTGTGGAACACCAGGCGGTGCTGGCTGTCGTAGTGGTAGTGGTGGGTCCGCTCGTCGTCCGTCCGTATCACACCCGCCGGGATGCGGTCCGTCTTCTCCGTCAGTCTGCCGTATTCATCATAGTGGTAAACATAGTGCGCATCCTCTGCGATGCGGTTATCCGGCCACGCCGTGAGCGTGCTGTCCGGGTGTAGCTCCGGGTCCGGCAGGCGGTTTCCCGCCGGGTCGGTGGCATACGGGATGCGGATGTCCAGGTCCGGTGCGAGGGTGCGCACGCTCTCCAGCCTGCCCGTGGCACTGTAGCCGTATTCCCGCGTCTGTCGCGGACCGCTGATGCGCACCAGGTCGCCGTTGTCATTCCACCCGTAGTCACGGTCATACACCAGGCTGTTCAGGTGCTGGCTCTGTAACTGGCCTGCGGGGGTGTATGTGCTGGTCAGTTCATATGCGGCATTACTGCCTGCCCTGCTGCCGAAGCTGCGCACCGTCTCACGGTGCAGCCTGTCCCGCGTATACTCGACCAGCGGCGTCCCGCCCAGCTTCATGCCCGCCAGGTAACCGCTGCCGTAGGTCAGCCACTCCACCGGCGGCAGGCTGTCTGCCTGAAAGCGGTTTGCCAGCCCCTGTTCGTTGTAGGCGTGTTTCGTCTCATGCTGCCAGAGCAGTTCCCCCGTCTCCGGGTTCTCCACCGTCTGCCGTTCGCCCGTCAGGCGGCCCTTATCGTCGTACCCGTAGTGGACCGACACGCGGTGGCCTTCACTGGTATGGCTGAGGGTGGTTAACCACCCGTGCTCATCATACTGCCACTGCTCTGCCGGGTCGCCGTTCACCGTCCGGTGCGTGATGCGGTCCGACGCATCGTAGTGCCAGAGGGTGATAAGCCCCTCGTCTTCACTCTGCGTGAGTTTTCCGGTCAGGTCATACTGGTAACGTTGCGTCCGGCCGTCAAAGCCGCGCTGCTCCGTCAGCCTGTCCACCGGGTCATACCGGAACGTGGACTGGCTGCCGTTCTCGTTAGTCAGCACGGTGATGCGCCCGGCGGCGTCATACCCCATGCTGCGCGTCAGTCCACCTTCCGTCACACTCACCGGACGCCCACGTTTATCATATTCGGTGGTGCTGCGTTTACCGTCCGGTGATACCGTTGCTGTCAGGTCTCCTGCGGCGCTGTACTCATAACGGGTTTCACGCCCCTGCGCATCCTTCTGACTGACCATTTGCCCACGCGGGTTATAACTGCTGTAAGTGCTGATGCCTTCTTCCCGGTGAACGGCGATTTGTTGACCGTACCGGTCGTACTCATACCGCGTCGTGTACCCCGAGCAGTCCGTAAAGGCCAGCAGTTGACCGTAACGGCTCCATGCCATCTGTTTTGTACTGCCCGTCGCGTCCTGTATCCCTGTCGGCAGCTCACTCGCCGGGTCATCATAGCTGTAACTCGTCGTCTCACCGCTGCGTGAGGTCTCCGCCGCCAGCCTTCCCTTCTCATCATACTCCCGGCTGCTGCGAAGCCCGTCCGGGTACGTCACTGACGTCACCTGCCGCTGGCTGTTATAGCCATACCGCACCGTCCTGCCGTCCGGCCCCGTCACCGCTGTCACCGCGCCCGACGCCATATGCAGCCGGTACTCCGTCCGCCGCCCCGCCGCATCCGTCTGCGCCTTCAGCCTCCCCGCCTCATCATACTCGCTGCGGGTGATGCTGCCGTCCGCATGCTCCTTCTTCACCACACGCTTCAGGCCGCCTTCGCCCTCCGTGTACAGCACCTCCCGCCGGTTCAGGCTGTCCGTGATGGTCACACGGTCCTGCCCGTACTCAAAGCGATAGTCCAGCCCCTCCGGGTTGACCTGCTCCGTCACCCGCCCGGTATCATCATACCGGTAGCGGCTCTCCGGTCTCCCTGCATAATGGTGCGCCACCATCCGCCCGGCGTGCTCCGCATCATAAGTAAACCCGCGCACCTGCGTTCCGCTGCGGTCATACACCGCCCGCAGTTCACCACCGGCCGTGTACGTGTAGCGCGCCAGCGGCGCAGTCGGCTGTTCATCCGGGTATGCCGGGTCGTGTGTCAGCCACACCGCCTCCAGCCGGATACCGTTATCGACACCGTACTCTGTACCGGCGGGCAGCGTGTCGGGGAAAACCTGAGAAGAGGAAACAGAACGGGGACTGGCCGGGGAAGATAAAGACGTGGCGCGCTGTTTACGGAAGGCTTCCGCCCGCTGCGCCTGCGTGGTCAGCGCCAGGTGAAAACGGCGGCCCGCGCCGTCCGTCACCCCCGTCACCGCGCCCGCCACGTCACCCTTAGCTGCCCGATGAAAGGCCAGCGTCCGCCCGAAGCCGTCCACCACCCCCGTCAGCACCCGGTATGCGGGCGGCGGAGGCGGCAGCACCTCGTCCGCCCCCGGCACCCGCTCCGGCCAGCCGAGTATCAGCCACTGCCCGGTTGTGCTGACAGCCATCATATAGGTGTGTGGACTCAGACGGACCGCTTCCGGCAACGCCCGCCAGAGCCGCGCAAGCGGATGGCCTTTGTGTTGTTTCAGCACTCCGCCCCTTGCCAGCCAGAACGACTCGCTGCGGCTGTAGCTTATCTCGCCGGGAAACAACGGCTCAAAGTGAATGCTCCTGCCACCGCTGTCGTTGAGTATCAGGCCTTCATCGCGTATCTGTAAGCGGATATCGAAGGGCGCTTTCCAGCCGGGACCAAACACGCCCACTGGCGCGGGCGTCCTGGTCCGGTAGCTGCTGTAGGCGCGGAAAAGAATAAACGGCAGCGGGCCGGGCAGTGCCAGGTCGGTTTCAACAGGCAGAACCTTCGCACCGAGTAGCGGGTTCACCGGGCTGCCATAGTTCGGACTGTCCTTTTTTGTGGGACACACCGAGCAGGCCACACCGGTTGGCGCACCTATCAGCACCCCTGCTGAACCCTGCACAATATCCAGTCCCTTGCGGGTCATGTCACCCTGCCGCGCTGCCGGTTTTCCGCCCATGTGTGGGGTAGTGATCAATTCTGGGCGGAGTTCGTGCAGCCTGGTAGAACCTGCAAGCCTTGTGTGGCGCGGGGTATGGTGATTTAGTGTGATTCTGGGCGGATTTGTGAGAAATGACCAAAAACGCTTTTTTTTGCGCTTTTTTCTGGGCGCTTTTGATCTGGTTCTGCTACAAACTTAACGGGTTTTAAATGCTTTTAAAAAAGTGTTTTATCCTTACCCGTTTTCCTCAATTTGTTCTCATCTGTTGTGTTCGGTTTTGTTGTGGTTATTGCTGATTAGCTAACAGCACACGCCCCGCCAAAACGAGGCGCTTATGCTGATTTCTTGTTTACAGGCTTAGTTTCTTGCTCCGGTGTGACGGGAACGCGATCACCTGGTGTTCCAGCACAGAAAATGGCTTTGGCGCGGCGCAAAATCTCTTTGTCATTTTCCTCATCGCCAGCTAATGCCATGCAAACAGCGTCTTTAAGCGATTGCCTGATGTTCAGGCTTTGAATGGCCTTCCTTTGCTCCTCAAGTTCGCTATCGGCTTGCTTAGTTTGCCTGGTGGGTTGCTGTAGGCGTTCCAAGATTCCTTTAATGCCCATATCGCATATTGCACTTATCAGTTGTTCCTTATCTTCTGTGGACGCTCTTTTCAATAACTCGTTAACTAGCTCGTTTGTAATATCGGGAGAAGGCTGCGCTGTTTGATTTGATAGAGAACCTTCTTTGGCGGTGGGTTCCTCACCATAAGCGAGCCAATTTAAGCTCACTTGTTCTTTATCTGAGATAAGACAAGCTATTTTAAAAGAAGGCTCTGTTCCTTTATGAATGTAGTTGTTTAAGGTTGAAGGGGGGATTCCCCAATCACTCGCAGCAGTTCTGACACTACGGTTACCTATCAGCTTTACTAAACGCTCTCTGAAACTTTCTTTTCCCTGGTCGACAAAAGAAAAAGCATCATCATTTCTAGTCATTTTTTCTTTCCTCTATAACTGATTGATTTTAATTGCAAAAACCATATAAAGACCAAAATCAAAAAGAAAATACAAAGAAAGAGCTATTTTTGCTTTACATGGGCTACATACGGATCAATACTTGTATCCGAAGGGATAACACGGCGGTGTTATCCGCACGGATAACTTTTAAGGGTAACCTAATGATGGTTAGAAATGAAGTAATGAACAAAGACTGGCACCGCGAGTACATCGTTGCCGCTGTGCACACCAAAGGTTTTACATTGCGTGAACTTTCTGAACGCGCTGGTCTAAAAAAAGACTCTTTAAAAAATGCACTGTATCGCTCATGCCCTAAATATGAACGCATCATAGCCGATGCTATTGGTGTGGAACCTGCGGAGATCTGGCCAAGCCGGTATGCCAGTAAGGCGGCGTAATGTTTTATTCAGCCAATGAGCTGGCCGGTCTTCCTGGTTTGCCCGGTACAGTTCAGGGGGTGCGCTGGACGCTCAATCGGATCACAGAGACGCACCCGGAATGGAAGCGCAAGCGTGAAGGCACCAAAGCATTCGAGTATCACATCGACTGCCTGCCCGCTGAAGCGCAGAAAGTTTTACGTAAGCGCCTGACCCATCAGGTCCTGGAAGATGCGCAACTGCCCGTCGTAGTTGAGGCGAAGGCAGTTAAAAACGTCGCCGTTCGCGATGAACTGGAGGTGATGGTCAAATGCCCGGAACTGGCATTACGTGAAGTTCAGGCACTGACTGACAAGCAAAAGGCCATCGCTGATGCGCGGATATTGCTGGCTACTGAAGTGCATAAGCTGCGCGAGTATGCCGGAATGACCAGGAAGGCCGCTTTAAAGCACATCGTTGATGGTGTGCGCATGGGGGCGTTACCTGACCGCATTATCGAAGCAGCGAATACTGCAAATGCACGTCAGGGAAAGCGAACCGGTGTCAGCACCGGCAGCCTGGATAGCTGGTACTCCAGCTGGGTGATGGCGCGCGGTGATGCCAATCAGTTACTGGCGTTACTGGCTCCCGGTCATCATAAGGGAACACCGTGGGAGCAGGTCTGGTGGTTGAGCGATTTCTTTATGTTCTATCGCTCATGGAAGCGCCCGACTGTTGAATATGCGTATCGTGAGTTTTCAGCCTGGTGGCATGAAAAACACGCGAATGATGCGGGAATGCTGGCGGCACTGCCTTCAGTTCACGCAGTAAGACGGGTGTTAAGCAGCGTCCCGGTGATTGTTAAAGAGCGTTTCCGCTCCACCGGTTCAGCCTGGCGTTCGCTCAATCCCTTTGTGCGGCGCGACTGGAGCACATTACCGGTTAATGCGGTATGGGTCGGGGATGGTCACTGTATGAAAATGACCGCGTTTAACCCACTGACCGGCAATATTTTCCGGCCAGAAGTGACGCTGGTTATGGATGCGGGGCAGCGCTTTGTTGTGGGCTGGTCACTGTCCCTGTCGGAGAACGTGATAGCCGTTGCTGATGCGTTACGTTACGGCATGGCGCAGCACGGGATACCGCTGATTTATTACTCCGATAACGGGGGCGGTGAAAAAAACCGGGTGCTTGATGCCGATATTACCGGGATTCTGCCCCGGCTGGGTGTGGAACATCACACGGGGATACCAGGTAACCCACAGGGGCGCGGGGTGATTGAAAGGCTTAACAAGGAAATTCCCCGGGATGTGGCCCTGAGTTTCCAGACGTACTGCTCAAAGGGAGCAGACAAGGAAACCGTAATGATGCAGCAACGGATTATGCAGTCAGCCATTAAGGCCACCCACAAAGGGAAAGAACTGACAAAACGGCAGGTTAAGGCGAGGGATGAAGTCCCCACCTTTGAGCAACTGATGGCAGCTATAGAACTGGAAGTCAGACGCTATAACAACCGGCCACACAGCAGCCTTCCCCGCAAAGAGGATGGCGAATATTACAGCCCGGCAGCGTATCGCCGGAAACTGATAAAAGAGCAGAATGTTGAAATTGATTTCCTGTCGCCGGAAGAGCTGCATGAAATGTTCAGACCGGAAGTGACGCGCAAAACATTTCGCGGGGAAATTCAGTTATTCAACAATATTTATTACTCATATGAGCTGGCCGCAGAGCACGGGAATGAAGTCAGGGTCAGTTACGATATTCATGATGCAAACAGCGTCATTGTCCGGCGGGCTGATGGCTCTTATATCTGCGATGCCATCTGGAACGGTAACAAGGTTGATGCCTTCGCTAAACCAGTTATCGAACAAAAACTGGAGAAACGCGTCAGGGGCCGCATTGCACGGGCCACGCAGAAAATCGAAGAGGCGAAACGCGAGCTTACCCCGGCTATTACGCAGAAGCCTGACTTTAATCTGGGATATGGACTGGAACGCCCGGAGAAAAAGGAAAAAGAAGAACTTTATTTATTCGCATCTGAGCGCGAGCGCAATTTAAAGAAAAACGGCACAAACAACCGTTAATTTAAAAGGTATTTAATTATGAGTTTAATTACGCAATTAAATGACGTAATGGCCCGTCGCGGCTATACGCAGACCCACGTCGCCCGTGCCATTGGGCGTAGCAGCGCCGTTATCAGCCAGTATTTACAGGGTAAATATCAGGGCGATATGGCTGATATTGAAGAACGCATTTCTGCCTTTGTGACCCGTGAGCGGGAAAAGGAAAACAGCCGCCGTATTAAAGCAAAGTTTGTGACCACCAGTATGACTGCCAAAGGACTGGAGGTGCTGGCCTACGCTCACCTGGAATGTGAAATCTGTGTGCTGTATGGCGCAGCAGGTCTTGGCAAAACAATGATTCTGCGTGAATACGCCGCCAGAAACCGGGATGCGGTCCTGATTGAGGCTGACCCGGGCTATACAGCCAGAACACTGCTTGAGGAGTTGTGCCGCCAGCTGGGGGTAAAGGTTCGCGGCAACATTCACGAACTGATAGATGCCTGTGTGCGCGAACTGCGTGATTCCGGTCGTCTGCTGATGGTGGACGAGGCTGAACTGCTCCCCTATCGCGCACTGGAGGTTCTGCGCCGTCTGCATGACAAAGCGGGTATCGGGGTTGTTCTGGCGGGTATGCCTCGCCTTCTGATTAACCTCAAGGGGCGTCGTGGTGAGTTCGCCCAGTTATACAGCCGCGTGGCGCTGGCGCTTAACCTGGGCGATACGTTGTCGCAGGAAGATTTTAACCAGATAGCTACCGGGTTGATGCCGGAAGCAGCAGAGCCGGAAATCAGCGAGGCGCTTTATACACGTTCGCTGGGTAATGCCCGCCGTCTGTTCAAGCTGGCGCGTGGTGTGTACCGGATTTGTGATATCAGCGATGCGCCGGTCAGTGTGCAGGCCATTGATAAATTCGCAGAAATGTTAATTCACTGATGGAGAACAAGACGATGGACAAGCAGACCATTAACGCCGTCCGTTCCCGTGCCCGTGTGGCCATCCACACCACTGGTGGTCGTGTAACGGGACAACATCACCGTTTACCTGTGGTTTATGCCTGCCCGCCCGTGGGTGGTCCTGTATGGCCGGTAACGGAAATCATCCAGACATTCAGCGGCCTGCGCCGCGTGGTTAAAACGTCCTGTATCGACGGCTGCACCGTCGTATGGCAATGAGAGGAAATCAGAATGGCGGTCAAGTTAGAAGTAATTATCTATACCGATGAAAAAGGCTGTGTTTTAACCCAGACCACGGGGAGTTATTCGAAGGACGGAGCTTCCGAAAAGGAGTTTCAGGTGGCAACAAGATTACATGATGCTATCAAGGAAACGCTCAGAAATGACTATAACGGCGTGAATCTTTTTTCTGAAAATGTTGCGCCTCGCGCACATAACACACATTAATCTGTAAATATCACTGAGGTAATTTAATTATGACGACTGAAAATAAAGTTAAGCAATATACAAAAAATAAAGTGCAGGAAGGCTACTGGGTTGATGCCCGTGGTGTGATGACGCCTGAAAGTCTTATCAAAGATATTGACCGCGACCGTGAGCAGCTGGTCGGTGAGCTTGTGGAGATGGTGATTGCTGCCTCTGCCTCACTGCGTGAACTGAAACTGCGTGCGTTTGGTGATATTCAGGCATTTATTGACCTGTCGGCGGAGAAATACGGCGCTGTGAAAGGCGGTAAAAAAGGGAATATCACACTTTACAGCTTTGACGGGCGTTACAAGATTCAGCGCGCCATGCAGGACCGTATCGCGCTTGATGAACGCATTCAGACCGCGAAGGCACTGATTGATGACTGTCTGGCTGACTGGACGGAAGGAGCGCGCCCTGAAATTAAAGCCATCATCAGTGAAGCATTCAGCACGGACAAGGAAGGTAACATTAACACCGGGCGCGTTCTGGCTCTGCGTCGTCTCGATATTACGGAGGAACGCTGGGATAACGCCATGAAACTGATTGGTGAAGCCGTCCAGGTAATTGGCAGCAAAAGCTATATCCGCGTGTATGAGCGCGTCGGTGATTCTGCTGAATACCGCGCAATCCCGCTTGATATTGCAGGGGTTTAACATGCATCAGGATATCAAAGAGTACAGAGCCGGAAATAGTTGCGCGGCGTATTCGCTGGGCGCGTCCAGAGCAGAACAACGCGGCGATTATGCCGAGGCTGAAAAGCTGTGGCGTAAGGCAGCACAAAGCCCGTGTAGCACCCTGCGCCGCATCTGGGCGGAACACCGGGCCGAGTTCTGTGCTAATGCTCACCTGAAAGGATGGAAGCCACGCCATGAATGCGAAGAACTTTAATAAGCAGTATCCGGTAGGGACTCGCTTCATGCACACTGCACATCCGGCGTTGCGTGGTGGTCGTGTGGTGAAAACCGTTTCACCTGCCAGAGATTTTAAATGTGGTTGTGTGGTTGAAATTAATGTCGAGCCTTATTTCGTAAAAGTCGAAACACTGAAAGCACCGCATTAATTTAATTTGTTTTTAATTGTTATTTAAAACAGGCGTAAACCCGCCGGGGCTGGCTTACGCCTGAATCTGAGGAAGTTTATTTATGAATATCGCTAAGCAAAAAAAATTCGCCCGCGAAATTAATCTGACAATCGTTTGTTTTAATCGTCTTGCGACCAGTTCTCAATCGACAGCAGATGTTCATCCAGCGCCGCAGCCAGAACGAACTCCCCACGTTCCTGAAGGCCGTGCCGGAAGTTGCGTAATTCAGAATTCAGGATGCTGAGGTTCAGACGACCATGAAAGATAAATACATTGCCAAAATCAAAAAACTGTTACGCCTTGCCAGAGGAACATCAAGCCCGGAAGAAGCCGCTAACGCTATTGCAAAAGCCCAGGCTTATATGCGCCAGCATGGCATCAGCGAAAACGACGCTGAATTGTTCGACATTCAGGAAGCTGCCAGCGCGGGTGCGCCGAGTGATGCCAGTACACCGCCGCGTTATATGCACATCCTGTGTGACCTGGTCTGTAAAGCCTTCGGTGTCGAGTGTTACATATCCGGCGAATACCGGGCTTCTGGTTCACTCAAACGTCACGTGCGTTTTTATGGCTCTGACAGCCGCCCGGAAATCGCGGCTTACGCGTTTGATGTGCTTTCCCGTCAGATGATGGCAGAGCGCAAGAAATATCAGGATAAACACTGCAAACGTTGTGGTCCGTCCACGCGGGTAGCCCGTGGCGACCAGTTCTGCGAAGGCTGGGTCTTTGGTGCCCGTGATGTCATTGCGGTGTATGACGTCTCCCCGGAAGAAAAAAGCCGCCTTGAGCTTTACAGAAAGAACCTGCACAGCACTAAGGGGCTACGCGACGGGGATATGCGCACAGCTAAAGCGTGTCGAGGTGCAGCGTTTGCCGCTACAGCCGGTTTTATCGCCGGGAAAAACGCCAGACTGCATCAGGGGGTTAATGGTCAGAGCAACAGACCGCTGGCACTGGGGAGGGTGTAACGATGGCTTTTAAACTTCTCAGTGTTACCGAAGCAATATACCAGCCGCCCGGAGAACGCCACGAATACAGGATGAATGACGGTAGCGCGGTGGTTGAGTTCCCCGGATATCCGGGGGCTTCCCGGTGGCGGTTCTATGACAGTGTGGGACGTCGGATTATTAAAAGAACCGTGCACAACAATATGAAGGCTGCCGTAGAACGTCATAAGAGAAGGTTTAACTGCAAATGAAAATTGAATTTTATGACCATGGGGTCACCGCAACTATCACTATTTCTTGCTGGTTCTGGGAGTTCCACCGTTACTTCAGAGTTGTAGATGCTGCGCTGTTTGTTGCACCGGGAGCGTTACATCACAGTGGAATCGGTATTGTTATGAACACTGTCATCAGCGGTAAAACGGTCCCGATGTTACGGGCGTTTAAAGTGGCAAAACAGGAGGCTGGCAATGGTCATTGATAAAACGATAACGATAGATGTAGCCATGAATACAGGTCTGGCGCTTATCGGTTATGGCTATATCACTTTTATGTCATTCAGGTGGTTGATTTCTTCGCTCTTTAAGCAGCGTGAAAAACGTCGTTGTAAAGACAAGCGCGCGAAGGCGCTAAATGCGTTTAATGACGCGTTTGATATTGACCATATGCAACAGGGCGACCCCGCACGCGTAATTACCCGGGGAGATGTCGTAATTCTTGTGTACCGGAATGAAAAAAATGAACAGGAGGCAACCAGTGAGCCAGCAAACCAGAATAAGCGATAAGAGCCTGACCAGACTGATTGCTGATGCTGACAGAGCGCTTGATATGGAGCCGGTTGCAGACAGTGAGTGGTGGACGCTTCTGAGGCTGGCCCTTCTGGAGCTAAAGGAGGTCCGCGCGGGGGGATTAAAACGTGATGTGAGCGAGAGAACAGCTGGATGGGGCAGACCAGCCAGGTCGAAAAAATATCATTATTTTGCCGAGAATGAAGTAACCAGTATCTGCCGCAGATGGATGTACTCTGGTGAACGCGAACCAGACAGCTTCGAAAGCCCCGATGATTGCGCTGTATGCAGACGAAAACTGAACAAGGGAAATGAACAGGAGGCAACCCGTGAGCAAAATTAACTATCAGGCACTGCGTGAGGCGGCAGAAAAAGCGCTACATGGTGAATGGGGGCACGAGGCAGGGGCAATCTGGAATACCTGTGATAGCGGCTATGTTCAGCACATGGCAGCGGTCGAGGCTGGCGATGATGTTAGCGATGAAGAGCATATGAGCAATATGCGTTTTATCACGCTCGCCACGCCAACTGTTGTTCTTGGACTGCTTGATGAGCTTTCTGAAGCTAAAGCTGCCGAAGAGAATGAGTCCAGTTGTGCTAACAGCGTTATCGACATCGCTATCAACTGGCAGATGCGAGCCAAAGATGCAGAAGCCAAGCTGGAAGCCGCAGAGAAGCGCATAGCAGAACTGGAAGCACGGGAAATAAAACCAGCCAAAGGCGAAGTTCTTGTCGTTGTTTCTGGTTTTACTGGTTGCGGAAAAAGCGCCATTGCCGGGGAAATAGAAATCGCGATGAAGGCTATTGGTGTACCAGTTCAGTGGACTAATGGCGATGCGGAAAAGCGCATGACAGGAGCTGACTGGCTGACAGCGATTGAGATGTACAAACCAACAGTACGAATCGTGGAAGTTAATGTGCCACGCGCCGCTGGCATTCGCATCAAAGGAGGTGAGTAATGCGTGTGGCATGTATCGGCTTGTTACCGTACTCGACTCGTTTTTGGGCTTCTGCGCTAATTGCAAAGCCACATGTCCTGATGGCTGACAACATCATCCCGGCACAAAAGCGCCGCCATACCGGTATTGCAGCTGCACGACGCGAAGCAAAGAAACGCAGGAGAGCAAAATGATGAAAAACCGTAAGGCAAGACTGCTGATAGCAAAGCCGGGGCAACTTATCCGTATCTCAAATCGGCTTGTTGTTCGCTATAGATATCTTGGTTTTAGGGAGTGGTCCTCTATTCGTTTTTACGGTGTCTGGCGAAACAGAAGCGCAGCCCAAAACCGCTGGAAAAATCACGGTATGTAAAGGAGGTGCCAGGTGAAGAAAATGATTTTTGTGGCGGCATTGCTAACCATTACCCAACATACGCAGGCTTCAGCAGTTATTGTGGCATCTGCCGCTGCGACCACGGCTGCTGTAGCTGCTGCAAACTCTGCGAATATCGCAAGCCAACAGGAGCGGGACGCTGCTAACGCATCAGCCAGTGCTCTCCCGATTTCTGTTAAGGGCAGTAAGCAACATCTGGGGTTCATAACGTGCGGTAAGCGTTCTTATGAAGCTGTAGGCTCACTGGGATGTACGGTATATGGCGACAGTGAGAGCAGAGAAATTCCATGGAAAACGTGGCCCGGATACGTTCTTGGCTCGAAGCTACCGGCCAGTTATGAGGTAAACGCCGTGTCGTTTGATCACTATAACGGCGTGGCAACTGTCTATTTCACATACTGAGGCCCGGCATGAAATTTTCTGAATCACGGAGCAACAACACGATGAAAGCCATCACCGAAACTCGACGTTCCTGATTTCGCGAGTTGTTTAAACAGTAATCAAATGCAGGCCAAAACATGTTTTTTGGTCTGCCAAAAGTAGTGTTTTGGTCATTATGAAGATTGAACAAATCGGAATGGCAGCCTTTCGGCAACAGGCTGAAAGCGGTGGCGTGGATGAGTTCGTCGTGCAGCGGTTCGGTGGTGTGTATCATCTCTTCGCTGTGAATCGCCGCGCCGGGGTGTCCTATTTTCTACAGGAACGCCGTGGCGATTACAAGACGTGGTTGTCTCTTGACCGTGCCGCTGCGTTCTTGTCAGGGATTGGCGTTTCACGTTTTACCGTGCGTTTTGAGGATAACAAACATGCTGAAAAAGATGATCGGGGCCATTAAAGCTGGTCAGGCGTATCTGGGGTGGGATGATGCCCTTTATCGCCAGACGCTGGCCCGCCTGACCGGTAAAACCAGCACCACACGCTGCAATCTCGATGAACTGCGCATCATCCGGGAATACATGCACGAACAGGGATTCCCGCGCAAGGCACCCGCTGGTAAAGGTCGCCGCCCTCGTGTTGCAATGAGCAGAAAATCAGTATTATCCAAAATTGAAGCGTTGCTGGCTGATGCCGGTCGTTCCTGGGCGTATGCAGAAGGACTGGCATCTCACATGTATAAGCAACATGTGATCGAATGGCTGACGGATGAACAGCTTTTTGGAGTGATGGTGGCGCTGGTTAAAGATTCAAGGAGACGTAAATGAAAAAACTGTTATTACTTATTCTGACTTTATGTTTTACAGGGATATCCCATGCTTCTGATTCAGAGGAAGATTTGGTCAAAAAAACATTACAGGGCGATTATCAGGCACAACGTAATCTGGCTTATTCATACATGAATGGCTGGGATGATATTTCAAAGGATACCATCAGAGGATGCGCTCTCAGGAAGGTTATTCTCTTAACACAAGCCCAAGCTGACATTGGCGATTATGGAAATGAAGCCATAGATTGTCGAAAAGTGCATCCAACAGATAACCAGAAAGTATGGGAGTATGTCAGAGGATACCTGGTGTTGATAAACGAGAATAAAAAATAATATGAACAAAAACCTTCGCAAACGCGGAGGTTTTTTATGGTCTGTACAGGCGATCATGTATGGCTATAATAACAGTAAGTTACTACCGGAGACGCCATCATGCAGACCTTCAGTGAAACAGATCTTCGCGATGCGCAGGCACTGCTGCCCGATTCCGTGCAGCAACTGATTAGCGTGATTGGCTTCCCCGCCCTGACCCGGTTGATTCGTTCTTTTGGTGGCGTGACGTTAAGCGGTAAAACCGGCGTACACGCCGAACGCACCGGCGGTGTCCATGCCCTGTTACATGACGTGCTGACCGAAGACGAAATCAACAAACTGATCCGTTTTCTTGGCGGCGCACCGTTTTACATTCCCCGTTGCGATCATGCGTTACGTGCCCTGCGTAACACCCGTTTTATGGCTGATTTACAGCAGCATGTAAAAGGCGGATGCTCACACCGGCAGGCGCTGGCACTGCTCTGTCCCCGTTACGGCATTTCAGACCGGTACGCATGGCAACTGATACACCGACGACAAAAACAGACTTCGCTGAAAAGCCCCACCCAGGTGGGGCTTTTTGATTAATGGGCCTCAGAAAAAAGGAGACACGAAATGATGCGTTCTGACACCGATATCGACTATGCAGTACTCGGTGAATATACCGCATTTTCAGACAAGGCCCGGGATGCAGCCCGTCGCCGACATGCTGAAATGTGCAGTTTATCCAGTTACCTGGCGAAACAGGCCCAAAGCCCGGAATCAGTAACGAATCATGATGAAGTGCTGTCAGCCGTAAACAGAATGATTGACGCAGAACGGGAAATGCGTAATGCCGTGGAAAGAGCTAACCTGCTGGCGCGGGCATGTTATAAGCCACCATTAAAACTCGCTTCTCTTTAACCCATGCGTATTACCGTGA